TGCATTCTTGCTGTGAACCAACAGTGTAACTGTTTGAAGTTGCTGACGTTGCTCTTGGTATCCATCTTCGTTTATGCATCAGAATGTGAAACTTCTCAGGATTTAATGGACTGTTTGTCAATGACTGCGAACTTAGAGCAGTATTAAACGTGACGTCTTTAGAGTCATTGTAATCACGGAAGAATTCACTGTTCGTGACTACTCCAAGTTCTTGTTGACGAACGATAGCAAAGTTGAAGATACATGCTTGCGTAACATTTCTGTTGCGTATATCCAAAGTCACTCTCCATCCTCGGATGTCAGAGACACATCCAAGACGTCTGTTATTTTTGATACCATTGGGACCGATACCACCAGATACATCGAATGATTTGATGTCAGTCAGATCCGTGTAATATACTTGGTGTGAATCAATTGTCGCTGAAGCGACAGCTGTCATACGGTCTGTCTTGGTAGGAACAGCACTGATAGTATCAGCCATAAGCTTAACACGTTTGCTCATGGTACTTGTTTTCCCGCCTTTAGCATACCGCCGCTTTTTGAACGAGACGGTGCGACGCACGTAACGTTTCTTGGTCGCCCGGCTGCCACGCCGACCGACACTACGAGAACGCTTATAACCAGGCATTGTCTAAATAACATTTTTGAATTTATGGCGCACGATTGCACGCCAGCCGCCGGTGCACAAAGATCCAGCGCGGAGCAAAAAAAGGTGTCCTTCAGTATTACAAAGGACACCTCCGCTCCCACTCGTCTCACAATTCCAATGTCGGATGCAAATTCGATCGATACGCAACTAACAGATGTCAGTTCTAACTCAGCAACGCTCCGCGTGGGTGTTCACATTGAACAACTACACTCCCGAAGACGCCGCGTCGTTACGATTGTTTGGCGCTGCTACTCGCGTCCAGTACTTGGTGTTCGGACATGAGGTCGCTCCCACTACTGGCACTCTTCATCTGCAAGGCTTCATTCAGCTTAAGCGCACAATCCGTGGATCTGTTCTCCAGCGCCTTATCTGTGCTCGCATTCTCTGTCATCTTGAACCTCTCGCCTCGACTCCTGCCGCCGCTTCCACTTACTGCAAGAAAGATGGAGCCTTCGAAGAATTCGGAATCATTCATGAACCTGCTCCCGGACGACGCACCGACTGGGACCGATACATCGAGTTCGTTGTTGGACTTGGACGTTGCCCAAGCAAACGAGAGATTATCCTCCATAATCCCAGCCTCTATGCTCGCTACCGCCACGCGTGTCTCGAAGTCGCAGCCGCCAATCTCCCCCCTCCAAGCCTTACTGGAGAGGAGAATCCCCGTCCCGATTGGCAGGGACGGCTTGCCGGATTGGTGGATGGAGGCGTGCACCATCCGCGACAAGTTGAGTTCATCGTCGACGAAGTAGGAAATTCTGGTAAGAGTTGGTTCACTCGTTGGGCTCTGACGCATCACCCTGATAAGGTTCAGGTTCTTCGTATTGGCAAAAGGGACGATTTGGCTTACAGCATTGATCCCAACAAAACCGTGTTTCTATTCGATATTCCTCGTACCCAGATGACGTATCTGCAATATTCCGTTCTGGAGATGTTGAAGGATCAGTTGGTCTTCAGTCCGAAATACGAATCGGGATTGAAGATTTTGACAACCGTGCCTCTAGTTGTTGTATTCTCTAACGAAGAACCCGATCGAACACAGATGTCGGCAGACCGTTTCAAAGTGACTAACATTCGTCAGATTTAAAAGTTTAAAATAATTATTTGTTAACAAAGAGAGGGCGCGTAGCGCCTGCGTAGCTAGCCGCCATGTGCTCAACATGCAACATTTAACTAAGGCCGCAACGTAGCGATAGCAAGTGACGAGCCGCTACCTGCACAAGAGGATCCATTCACTGTTTATTTTAGCGCCGCAGGCCCACACCTAAAGCTTATCGCGGAAAAAGGTGATAACCTCTTCAGCGTAATCACAGAACTGGATGATTGGCGTGACTGTACCAACTGACATTGGTTCTGCACACCAGACCATTAGAAAAATAGGCCTTGGACTATTGTCGCCTCCATCGTCATTGAAGACATACGGATTCTTGAAAGGAACCCACATTTTAATCTTCCTGTAATTGCATTCTTGCTGTGAACCAACAGTGTAACTGTTTGAAGTTGCTGACGTTGCTCTTGGTATCCATCTTCGTTTATGCATCAGAATGTGAAACTTCTCAGGATTTAATGGACTGTTTGTCAA